AAGGGAGTGTAAAAGCTCCCTTTTAAAATTTTTAACAATGGCTTGTAATATAATTGAAGGATTAACACTTGACTGCAGACAAGGTGCTGGCGGTGTAAAGAAAATATATCTTACAGAGTTTGCCAATGTTTCAACAATTACAGCTTCATCAGGTCAAGTTAGTGGAATCACAATGGTAGCAGGAAAAAAATTCTGGACTGTTGAGGTTGAATTAGAAGATGCACAATTTGATGAAAATGCAACTGTATCAATTGAAAATGGTACAACTTTTTACGAACAAACATTAGTTTTTTCAGTTTATAAAATGACTGCTAAAAATCGTAATATAGTTCGTTTACTAACACAAAACAGATTGATGGTTATTGTTCAAGATGCTGACGATGTTTATCACTTAGCGGGTGAAACTCGTGCAATGCACTTAACAGCAGGAACTTCATCAACTGGCAAAGCAATGGGTGATAAAAATGGCTACTCAATTACTTTAACAGGTAAAGAACCTTTACCGAGTAATAAAGTAAATTCAGGAGTTATTTCAGGCATTATATAATTTTCCTGTTCGTTTGATTTGATTCGAGAGGTTGCAGAAATGCAACCTTTTGTTTTTATGGTACTTTGTAAAATATGCAAATAATAAATAAAGGACAAAACAATTTCTTAGTATTTACATTAACGGAAAAAGTTACTTTAAATAATCCTTACTATTTATTCAGCTTTAAACATCAAGTGTTAATGAGTACAGTAAACTTTATTGCAAGTGATGTTAGTGGCTTTCCTACTCGTTACAATAAATTTTTAATAACTGAAACAACTGGAACAGTTAATTTAACAAGCGGAGTTGTATCTTTGCCTGAAACAGGATTTTATGAATACGCTATTTATCAACAAACAAGTTCAAGTAATTTAAACGTTGCAAATGCAGAAGGCTTACTTGAAATAGGGATGGTAAAAGTAGAAAGTCCTTTGCCAGTTGTTAACGCTTATGATAATCAAAATAAAACGATTATAACTTATGGAGAATAATATATACGATGTAATTAACCTTAAGCTACAGGCACACAAAACACCTGTGTTTAAAGAAGAAAAATCAAAAGAATGGGTAATTTATGGAGCAGATAAAGAAGGTGGCTACTATAATAACTATCCTGGTTACTTACTTTATTTATTTAATCGTAGCTCTAAGCATAATGCTTTTATCAATGGCAAGGTTCTATATATTTGCGGTGCTGGTGTTGGTTTTGATAGTACTGATTTATCAATACAAGACATAGCATTAGCTAATGACTTTTTAAACAAAGAGAATACAAACTTTGATACTTTAAAAGACATAGTAAAAAAATGTGTTTTAGATAAAAAATTGTTTGGAGGTTATTATTTAGAAGTAATTTGGAATAAAGCAGGAAACAACTTTGAGTTATTACATTTTACTTATAACAATTTACGTAAGGCAAAAGATGCGGATGGCTATTGGTATTCAAAAGACTGGAGTAAACAAAAGCAAAGTCCTGAAGAAACTGACTTAGAATACATCCCATTATTTGATCCTGAAAAACCAACAGGCAGACAAATTTTCGTATCAAAAGAATACAGACCTGATTTAGACGCCTATCCTTTGCCTGATTATGTGGCGAGTGCTGTTTATGCAGAAGTAGATGTTGAGTTATCTAATTATCGTTTAAATGCGATTAAGAGTGCTTTTAATGCAGGAACTATTCTTAACTTTAGTAATGGAAGACCAACTGAAGAAGAAAAAGAAGAAATTGAAGCAAGACTAAAAGAGAAATTTACAGGCACAGATAGAGCAAATAGTTTACTAATTACATTTAGTGGCAATAAAGATTCAGCGCCTACAATTGAACATTTAACACCTCAAAATGTAGATGCACAATTGACTGAGTTAAACGACCAAGTTATTCAAGAATTAATTATTGGGCATCACATTCCTAATCCAATGTTAGTTGGAATTAAAACAGCAGGAGAGTTAGGAACTAAAGACCAGATAAATGATAGTTATGAGTTGTATAAGAATACTTATATTATTCCTAATCAAAAAGAAATAGAGAAAGACTTTAATTATCTTTTAAAATTAAAAGGATTTTCAAATCGTATTTACTTAAAAGAACTTGACCCAATTGAAGAGCAGTTACCTATTGAAGAAAAAATTAAGGTAATGACTAAAAACGAGGTTCGTGAAATGTACGGATTACCACCTTTAGAAGAAGAAGTTAAACCAATTATTTCAAGTGCTATACATAGATTTGAAGACCAGGTATGTGATCATTCTTTTGCATCTGAAAGTGAAATTGATGAGGTAATTGAAATCTTTAAAATGTTTGGTGATGATAGAGAAAATTATGAGGTGATTGAGCAAAAGTTTATGAACGAAGAAAATCGTTTTGATTTTGCAGTTGATATTTCTCCATTAAGCAAACAAATTAAAAGAGACATTGTTGGATTATTAGATAAAGATCCTTTAATGGATAACAAGACTATTGCAGATACTTTAAGAATAAAAGAAGATAGAGTTGCAGACTTAATCAATGACATGGTTAAAGAAGAATTAATTAAGGTTAAAGAAACTAATGCAGGCGGTCAAAAAAAAAATATAAGAGTACCAACAACCGAAGCTATTAGAACATCAAATAGATTAGGCACAGATACCGAAGATTATAAGATAATGTACACTTACGAATGGAGGTCAGGAGTTAAGCCTGACAAAAGAAATTCAAGAGAGTTTTGTGTAAAGTTATTAGATGCAAATAAAATGTATTCAAGAGCGCAAATCGAACAGATTAGTAAGATAGTTGGATATGATGTTTGGAATTATAGAGGTGGTTGGTGGACTAGAAAAGGCGGACAAACTAGAACACCTTTTTGCAGACATATTTGGAGTGCTAACGTTGTAAAAATAAAAAAATAATGGCAACAGTATTATTATTAACAGCAACATACATTAAGGACTACACATTTGTTGATCCTAATGTAGATGAAAAATACTTAAGAATTTCTATTGAAGAAGCTCAAAAAATTCACATTAGAAATTATATAGGTTCAGGTTTATACGATGAAATTATAAACCAAGTAAGTACAAATACATTATCAGCTTCAAACACTACCTTATTAGACAACTATATTATTCCTGCTCTTAAATGGTGGGTAATGGTTGAAGCTGCGCCTTTCTTAACTTACAAAGTAACAAATAAGAACATTGTAAAAAAGAACAGCGATAACAGCACAGGAGTTGATTTTAACGAGTTAAACTCATTTATGAATTTAGTAACTGATAAAGCACAATATCACACTAAAAGATTAATTGATTATTTATTTGAGTATTCAGACCAATACCCATTATATGATAATCCTGGAGATGGTTTTGATACTATTTACCCACAAGGTTATTCATATGAGGAAAGTATTTATTTAGGTCGTAACCGTTCAGTATTTAGCTATGAAGAAAAATTCGAAAAAAGAAAACGTTACTAAAAAGAGTGGATATAAACTCTTTAATAAAATTGAAATACTAAAAAAATTTTTGAATGATAACGTTAAACCAAGTAATAAAAAATCTAAATAATATTGCAAACGCACATTATCAAATCAATTCTTTTGGTAATGGCAACGTGATTGAATTTGCGACTAGTGGAATAACTGAATATCCTGCAATGTGGGTTGATTATGAGCCACCTATATTACAAGGAAATGCCTATACTCATGTTTTGCGCATCTATGTAATGGATAGATTGATTAAAGGCAAACAAAACGAGTTAGAGTTATTTAGCGACATTCAGCAAATATGTTTAGATATTATTGCACAGCTAAACTCAACTATTTATGGTTGGAAGTTAGTTAGCGATAACGTTACTTTAAATCCATTTAGTGAACCACGTTTTGATGATGAAGATGCTGGTTATTACTTTGATGTTAACCTAAAAGTACCTTTCACTTATGATAGATGCCAAATACCATTTGATTCAACTATAACAAACTCAGGAACGTCAAACTTAGTTACTATTGTTAATCAAAATGGAACGGTTATAACGACTTTAAAAGGCGGTGAAACATACACAGTAATTCAAGTTAGTGCAATTGATGGTGGGGCTTCAAATACAACTTATACAAATTCGATAATACAAGCATGAGTACAATAACAGCACAGATACAATTACGAAGAGATACATCAGCAAATTGGACTTCTAACAATCCTGTTTTATTAGCAGGTGAAATGGCATTAAGTACAGATGTACTATATGCAGGCACAGACCAACCACGTTATAAGATAGGCAATGGAGTTGATACATGGTTAAATTTAGACTATATTCCTGAAGGTGGAGGTGGCACAAGTTATCCTGAAAATCTTTATTTAACAGTTGTAAATAAAACAAGCGACAATTTATTAGCAAGTGGTTATAAAGTTTTAAAAGTTCAAACTGCACAAGGACAAAGATTAGCCGTTGATTATGCATTAGCAGATAGCAACGGAAACTCAACTGATACAATTGGTGTTGTTTATGAAAATATTGACAATAATCAAAGCGGAAAAATAGTTGTAATTGGTGAGTTAACAGGATTAAATACGACGGGAAGTTTACAAGGCGAAACGTGGCAAGATGGGGATGTGCTTTATCTTAGTTCATCAACACCGGGAAATCTTACAAAAGTACAACCTATTGCTCCTAATCATTTAGTTGTTGTTGGCTATGTTGTTTACGCTCATGCTAACCAAGGTAAAATTTATTGTAAGGTACAAAACGGGTGGGAAATTGGCGAGCTACATGATGTTTATGCGCCATCACCAACACATAATGATGGTATATTTTGGAGTTCAGGAACTACTAGATATGAGAACAAAAGTATTGCAAGTGCTTTAGGTTATACTCCTGAAAATTCAACAAAAAAAGGCATAGCAAATGGTTATGCAAGTTTAGATAGTAGTGGCAAAGTACCAAGTTCACAACTTAATTTATTTAACTTTTATTTTTTAACAGCAGCTTCAATAAATTTAGCAGATGCAACAAGTTATTATATTGCTTATACTTATGAATCACCATCAACAACTGAAGCATTTAGGCAATTTAATTTTGATGCTTCAGAAACAATCAAGGAATTATATTTAACAAGTTTTCATGCAGCTGCTGGAACATCTGAAAACGTTACTATTTACATTAGAAATGTTACTACAGCTACTGATTATTTAGTAGGAACATATAAAGAAGATTTTACTTTAAATAGTTCAAAAACATTTTCATTTACAGGATTAAACATTGCAGTTAATTCAACAGATTTTTGGACTGTTAAAATATTAACACCAACATGGGTTACAAATCCGACTGCTATTCGTTATGCAATAAAAATTAAAACGCAATGAATTTAGTATATAAAATAATTTATGAAAATCAAAAGTATAATATATATTATTATATAAATGATGTTTTAGACACAATTGAGTTTTATGCTTATGATTTAAGTGATCCTCAAACAATAATTCGTTATGGTTACAAAGAAATAAAATAATGGTACTTTAAAAAATAAACAACATGGCAAACGCATTAAGATTAACAGCTAACGGTGGCTGTGAATATATTGATAACACAGTAGCAAGAACAGGTAAAAAATATTATTGCTTTATAGTACAAGCTGATACAGTTGTAGCGACTTTAACGGGTGGCTTTGCTCCTGATACTACAACTAATTATTTAACATCAATTGGTTTAAGTGGTAAAACATTAAAACAAGG